GCATGATTATAGAAGTAAAAGCAGACAACGTAGCTTACATAACGACATCAACAGGTAAGATAATCTACATTGATGATTCAACAGATGAATTAATTATAGATACTTGGGATATGAATGGACAACCTATCGAACCTTTGATAACATTTACACCAGACTTTGAAATAAAAGATAAACCAACACTACAATTAGTTAAAGATAACAAGGAGGAAGACAATGAGTGATACATTAAGAATAGGAGATGATGTTCTATGGAGAGGTAGCTTTGGCATGGAAGAACCTAAAAAGGTAATGGTGACAGGAATCCAGCTAAACTATTCTAACGGAAGTAAGGAAGGTATTCCAGTAGAGGAGATTGATTGGTGGCATATACAAGAACGCAATCAAATCCTTGACTTGGATAATGGTCATTGGTGCTGGGCATTTCAAATAGAACCAGTAATGAGTGATGATACAAAAAGAATTATAAATATTGATGATGTTGTAGATGATTACTACAATAACGCACCGATAGTAGATACAAATGAGTATAGTGAGGACTTGTTAGGAGAAGAGGAAGACAATGACACAGCATGATGAGAGAGTTAGTCAACAAAGGTTGCTACTTGAAGCAGAGAAGTGGGCAAAAGTTCCTAAAAGCGTACACATCCATCAGTTAAAATCTATGTGGTATGACGATAGACCACAAGACACAGACGAAGGAAGAGTGACAGACATCCAATATAACAACGGACTTATTATCAGACAAAGAAATGGAGAAACCATCCATGTTTTTGGAGAAGAAAAGACAGGTCAAGAACTAATAGATTTATATTGCAGAGGTGGAGAATGACACCACAATTTAACGGAAGAGATTTTATTTATTTGTTTTTTATGTTGGCTTGTTTTGTTGTAGCTTTTAGTATTTGCGACAGCACGTTTAAACATGATTGTCATATTATCGACACAAGGTATATGGCATGACACAAAACTTTTTTAAATCGGCTACGCCTAAATATGATTTATCTTGGTATGTCAAATGGACAGCTTCAGCTATCATGTTAATAGCAATGTCGTTTAGAGGTGCACAAGTTTTACCACAGTTTGATTTAGTATTATCTTTTGTTGGATGTTTAGGTTGGTTGTGGGTAGGGGTTCTGTGGAAAGACAGGGCATTAATTATTTTAAATGCGGTAGCAGTAGTGATATTGTTTAGCGGTATTTTAAAACTATTCTTAGGAGGGTAGTATGAGAGAAGAGATTATACAGGCACTAGGAGTTCCAGAACATCCAGACTTATTGAAGACTATTGAAGAAGAGCTACAAGCTATATCAGATTACAACGATAAGCTAGAAGTTTTAAATAAATATTTTTAAATAACGCTAGACTTTACAAAGGAGATATGTTATAATGCCCGAAATGATTGACAACAAGACAAGGACATTAACGAGGGATGAGTATAGAAACTTTCAAACTTTCATCAGCTCACAGCCAAATCAGTTTGGTTATATGGTGGAGCACATTGATGATTACTTTAAGATTTCTTTTCTCAAAGATGTTAGCTTTTGTTGGGATGAATTTTTTAAATACAATGATGAGAATGTTCGTGGCGTATCATAGGAATAGCCCTCATAAATTTCCTTTTAAACCTATGGTATTCGATTCAGTCGTGCAAGTTTCTGGTCTTGTGCCCTTAAAACCAGCTCCTTTTGAAACGTTTAAACGAGGTGTCCTAAAACTGGGATGGGACTTAAAGGAACAATCCAAATACAACGCCTTGTTTAAACAATCTCAAATTAATTTCAAAAAACTATTGAACTCAAAGCCAAAGTATGATATAATGGCAACACTTAATACAACCTACGGAGGATAAAACTATGGAGTATGAGTATTTAGATGGAAAGAGTATGTATGCTAATGTCAGCACACCTAACAGGAGATTTGAACCACATAAGTATCAAATCGTTGTGCTCACAGATGAGGATACTGCTAATAGACTAGAGGGTCTAGGTTTAAAACAAGTGAGAACCAGAGATGGTCAACTCAAGTATGATGAACCTGCATTCTCTTTTAGTAGACATGCCAACAGAAAAGATGGTACACCTAACGCTGCACCTAAATTATTAGATGGAGAAGGTAATCCGCTTGATGTTGCTGTTGGAAATGGCTCAACTGTAAGGGTGAAGATAAAGCCTTATACAGGAAATTACGGGACATTTGCAGAACTTATGGCTGTAAAAGTTCTTAACTTAGTAGAATACGATTCAGAGGGAGACTCTGATAACGAGGAATTTTAATTATGATTATCAATATTAAAAACGATAACGGTGAAGTTCAATATGATGTTAATAAGATAGCAGATGAGGACAAGAAACGTGGAGCAACTGTAACTATCTCAAAGGTAGGAAGTTTAGAAACTATCATTGAAGCTTTACAGTTTGCTAGTTCTACTCATAGAAGTAATCTGGAGAATCTTTTAAAAGAAACTCCTGAAGCTATGGTAGAAATTGATGAGCCTGTTGAGGATGCAGAAACTATAGAAGAAGAATCAACAGATAACGTTTAAACAGTCGGAGGGCTAACATGGAAAAAACTTGGGATAAAGTTCATCAACCTTGTCCGCTTTGTGACAGTAGTGATGCTGTCGGAATCAACGAAGATGGTTCAGCAAAGTGTTTCAGTTGCGGTGAGTTTATGCCTGACTATAATAAAGCATGTGAGGGAAAAGATATGGAATTTCAAACTGAAACTAAAAAACCTGACGTAGTAGATGAGGGAATATTTGCAGCTCTGTCTGACAGAAAAATCTCTCAACCTACTGCTACTAAGTATGGAGTAAAGGTAGTACATGACCATCAAGGTAATGTAATCAAACACTTTTACCCTTACTACAACGGACATGAATTAGCAGGTACTAAGTGTCGGCACGTGAAGACTAAGGACTTCTTTGTAGCTGGTACTTATAATGAAACAGGATTGTTCGGACAACAACTCTTCAAGAGTGGCAAGTATGTCACGATAACGGAAGGGGAGTGTGATGCTATGGCAGCTTACGAATTGCTAGGAAGTAAATGGGCTGTAGTATCCATCAAACGTGGTGCTCAAGGAGCTGTACGTGATGTTAAAGAAAGCCTAGAGTTCTTTGATGAATTTGAAAATGTAATCATTGCATTTGATAATGATAAGGCAGGGAAGGAAGCAGCAGTAAAGGTAGCGAGGCTGTTTAAACCTAGTAAGGCTAAGATAGTTACACTCCCCAATGGGTATAAAGACCCTAATGATATGCTTAAAAATAACAAGCATAAAGAGTTTGTTGAATCATGGTGGGCAGCTAAAGTCTATACCCCATCTGGTGTTATCAATGTTTCAGAGCAACGAGATAAGTTCCACAACAGAGAGAAAAAGCAAAGTGTTCCTTATCCTTACAAAGGATTGAATAAGAAACTATATGGACTCAGACAAGGAGAACTTGTAACTCTTACAGGTGGTACAGGACTAGGTAAGTCAAGTGTTACTAGAGAACTAGAGCATTGGCTCATCAAAGAGACAAAGGATAACGTTGGTATCATAGCACTTGAAGAGGACTGGAGAAGAACTATCGATGGTATCTTATCTATCGAAGCTAACGCCAGACTTTACATTGACCAAGAAAGAGAGAAGTTTTCTGTTGAAGAATTAGATAAGATGTTTGACATCTTGTATGATGGAGACAACAAGAACAGAGTATGGGTACATTCTCATTTTGGAACTAACGACATCGATGACATCTTTACCAAACTAAGATTTATGATTATCGGATGTGATTGTAAGTGGGTAGTGGTAGACCATTTACATATGTTAGTTAGTGCGGTGCATGAAGGAGATGAGAGACGTGCCATTGATTCTATTATGACAAGACTTAGAAGCTTAGTAGAAGAAACTGGTGCTGGTATTATTTTAGTTTCCCACTTACGTAGAGTCGATGGTAACAAAGGACATGAGAACGGTATCGAGGTATCACTCTCTCACCTCAGAGGTTCAAATAGTATTGGACAATTAAGTGATTGTGTGATAGCATTAGAACGTAATCAACAATCAGACAATCCAGAAGAAGCTAGAACAACAAGGATGCGTATATTAAAATCAAGATACACAGGAGATGTTGGAATGGCTTGTAGTGTTATGTATGATAATGATACAGGGAGATTGACTGAAGTTAGTAATGATGATATAATGTTTGATGATAATTCAGACGAAGCATTTTAATTATGGATTTAGTATTTGACATAGAGACAGATGATTTAAACGCCAC